TCTCACACTAACTCTTTCATACACATCCACACTTAATATATGCATACACTCATGCATATACACCTTCACACACTCCTCTCGACGATACACATACATCACACCTTCACCTAACATACTATAACCACTATTTATATGTATCTCACTCATAGCCTCGCCATTCTTCGGCACCTCCTTTAACTCCTCACTTAAATAAATATAACACTCATATTTATCCCTACTCGCTTTCAAACCATTCCTAGTCATCTCCTTCAATATCTGATAAAAACACACCATTGTTATCATCATTAAATTCCACATTGTTTTATAATCTATATAATCAAGACTTGCTACCATGCACTGCTTTAGTGTTACATTAAACACAGTCATTTCACATTGAATGACAATCTTATTAGGCATATTCTCAATACTCTGTTTAATTTTGTCAGGTATATGATAAAAATACTTCCCTTTTGGGAATGGATTAATTCTCGTTACATTATAAACATTTGTTTTCAATTCTTTTTTTATTTTGAGAATTGATTTTCTTAAATTTTCAAACATTTACTTTTTCTTGTATTAAAAACAGGAAATTATTTTACAATTATATTAAATTATAATTATGAACTCTATTACGACTTTGCAAAAACAGTTAAATACTCATCTATTATTTTATTACTTTTAATATTGGGTTGAGGTGCATTAAATATACAAAAATTACATGAAAAAATCAAACTTATAAAGTTGGCATTTTTTTCTGAATGGTTTATTTCCTCCATAATCCTCTTTTCTAAAATCCCATACGCATTCTTATGTTCTATTAAATCTAATTTTATCTCCTCTTTTCTTTTTAATAAAAAATGAATCCTCTTGTTTTGTTTTGTTTGTTCATGCAATGGAATATTCTGCATTTTATCTTGCTTTAATTCTATATACCGTATTTCATTCTTAGCCTGCCAAAACTCATGAATCAATTGGGTTTTTTCCTCCTCCATTTTTTTAATAAACGCAAAAACATTTATATGACTCAATATTGGAAACAAATCCTGCACTTTCTTCGGTATCACTGTACTAAAATAATTTTTTAAATTCTGAACAGTCATCTCAATCTCATCATTCTTTTTCTGAATCAACAAAAAGTTTTGTTCACCTTCCTCCATCATTCGATTATAAAAAAATTCTAAACCAGTGTTTATTTTTTCATATTCGGAATATAACTGAAAAAAAAGGGTCGCAGCTGATTCCAATTTTAAAAAACTTATTAAAGCAATCAAAACCAATATTACTCCATTAATTAAACACAACGCTAAATTCGTCCACCAAAATTCACCTAAATAAGAAAATGGAGCAAAAAAAGTCGTAAAAGAAGTCAACATCAAACTCGGAAAATATAAAGAATTCAATTGAAAAACAGACAAACGGTACGATTGTAAATATATATGTTTTTGACCATTTAAATAAACCATTAAAATATCCAATTTAGAAATGGACGGTTTATAATATTTTACCAAAGATTCCTCAACTTGATGATAAGAATATTGATGAAATCTAGTTTTTATATCTTGTTCTGCTTTATCAACAGATGAATCTTCTATTTCCCATGTATTTCTTCGACTATTCCCTAAAGACATGGTATAAGGAGTGTCTTCGCTGTTTATTATTTCCTCATTTTCCATACATAAAATATTATTCAAACGCTTTTTTTCAGACAGATTGTAAATTTGTTTTAATTCAAGACGAATATCGTCAAACACTTTTTGAGTTGATAATCTTTCAATGTCAACATTCAATGGATTCTCTGTTGAAACAGAATGTTCTTCTTGACTATATATTTGTTCGGATCCAATATGCACAATAACTTTATCATCTTCCATTATATATTTACGGACCAAATTTTCGTTTTTTTGTGTTTTTTTTAATTTTAGTCTCCTGAATTTTATTTTGAATTAAATCATCTAATTTTATTAAACCTTCTTTTACAACCTTTGCTAATTCTGACGCATCTCTTGTATCTATTTTATTTAAACCTAACGAATCAAATAATTCGCTTCTGTCTTTAATTTCTTTCCTTTTTCTTAAAGATACTTTCATTTCATCTGGCTTATAATTTTGCAATGATTCTTTTATTTTTTCCTGAGCATTTTTTAATATAGTATTCATGTCATTTATTTTTTTTTCAACTGTTTTTTTATCTAATTTTTTAAACTTACCTGTTAAAAATTTTTCATATGTGTCCTTTAAATCTTTCATTTCCTTCATTTGAATGTTTATAAAATCAATCGCCTTTACTATAAAATCATTTAAAATATTGAAAAAAGATTGATTTAATTTCAAACCATTATTACCAATTTGCTTTCTCTGATTTAAATTCGGGAAATAATCTAACCTCATTTCATGAGTTATAATATACACAACCGTGTTTAATTGATTAATCATTAAATTTGTTAAAATATTTATTTTTTCAGATAAATCATTCCCTTCAAAAAATGTTTTGGCATATTCAATTTCAATCAACTTTTTTAAAACATCATCGAAATTATTGTATTCATCTATAAAAATATTTTGTACTCCAGATCTTATTAAATCTTGTTGTAACTCTTCTTTTACTTCATTAAATAATATTTCTGGAGTACCTGGATCAACCAACTTTTCTACTTGATCATCACTAATATTTTTTAAAATTTTATAAATACATTTATAAATATTATTGGATTCTTTTTTAATATAAATGCATAATGTATCACCTGTTTCAATATTTTTACGGTAATGTATATCTTCTTTATAAGATATTATTTGATTTGATGTGTCCCCTTCGTAATAATAATAATCTGCAAAGTTTGGTGAACCATTTTGAATCAGTCTCATAAATTTATCTTTTTCATAAAAAGTTTCAAATAATTCGGTCAAACTAAGAGTTGGACGAATACCTCCTCCACCACGAATACAATAAACTGGTGAATGATCACTATGTGACAAAATTGCCTGTGTAAAAGTATTTTTATCATTTGTTCCAATAAAAGAATCAAAAAATACATTGAAAAATTTTTTGTTTTCTTGGTTGGTTATACCTTTTTGAATATCTTTGAAATAATCATTCAATAATTTTTTGTAAATTACCTGATTTCCATCCCCTCTTGCTTTAAAAGCTAAAATAATTTGGTTTTTTAATAAACTATATTTAGCATTATTTGCTTTGGATGGTGCATTCGGAATACCACTAATAATTAATTCGGCGTATTCATTCAAAGATTTCATTTCATCTCCACCAATATGGTTTTTAATTTTAGATATTTGAAAAGAATCAAATGGAATAGTTAATTTATTTTCTTTATTCTGAAAAGTTATGACAACGGAATCATATTTTCCAGAAAAATTTGTTTCCAAATAAATTGGATGTTTGTTTTTATCAAAATTTGTTTTATTCAAAACAGGAAACAAAATGTTGATTTCATCTAAAATTTGATCTATACTTTTTGTGTTTAGTATATTTGTTATGAAAATTTTATCCATTTCAACTTCTTCATCAGACACTTTTTTAGTTTTCAATTTACTGCCAAACATTTTACAAATTGTATCTAGTGTTTCAGCAAATCGATTAATTATACCAGCGGAATGATTCGTATTTAAATTAAGTAAATGTTGAACCACACCTATTCTTTTCATTTCTACAGAATTTTCCTTTTTTAAAAATTGTTTTGTATTAAAATTAGTTGGTTCTACAGAAGGACTATTTGCTGGATCCAATAAATTAGCTAAAGTAACTACCGTTTTAATTTTGTCTAAAAAATTTATCACTTGTTCATAACTAAAAATATTGGCATTCTCATTCGGATTTGGATCACTATGCATAAAAACAGGCATCAACAATTGTAATTTAATAGGAGCATCTCGAATATTACAATGAATTTGATTCATATTGTAAATAGGTTTTATCTTATCATTCAAATTTGGTCTTAGTAAAAAATAAGTAGAACTCTCTTCTTCCTCTTTATCATCCGTATTTTCTTTTTCTCTATTTGCTAATTTAATTGTTTTTTTATTTCTTGTCTTTTGTGTATTTCTTGTCTTTTGTTTATTTCTCGTCTTTTGTGATCTTTCATTTTTTTTAAATTTTTGGGTTTTTTTAACTTTTTCAACTTTTTTTGGATTCATTTTTAGATTTCTTGTTGAAAAATCTTTTAATCGTGTAAATTTTGTTCCACCTTCTTTTTTTCTTTTTTGTTTATTAGCAATTGAAAAAACATGACTACCTTCTTCTGCAGTAATATTTTCTGAAAATAAATCCTTTCGATGTTTTGTCTTGATACACCGAATAATATCCAATTGGTAAAAATCAATCGGACAATTATCTTTTAAATATTTTAAACCTGCTATTGACAAATCCCATTCACTCGGATTTCTTTCATTTTTTAGAAATTCATAAAAAGTATTGTCTGAATTTAATTGATTTTCTTTTAAAAAAAAAAAATTTGTCAATTTTTCAAGTTCTTGTCGTATATCTTTTTTAAAATCATGATAGGCTTCATGATGTTGAATATGTCTCGCCAATTGTACTGCATCCTCTAAATTATAATCTTTCAATAAACATCCACCATTTTTAACATTTTTTTTATATTGTATGGATGATTCATCAAGCAATTTTTGTATCATTTTTGTCCACAAATTTTGATATTCCATGAATACAATATAATCCTTGTTATTTTGAACAAGAAATAAATGGAAAAAATCCAACAATATTCTAGTTTGATTCAAATTATTCAATAAATAAAAAGAAAACAAATCATCCGTTATTTCATTAACAGTCGAATTTTGTATAAGAATTGAATCCTCTGCAAGACTATTATCTAAAAATTCATTTGAAAAAGGTTCTAATAACATTGTTTGTTTATTGGAAATATTGGAATTCATGTCATAATGTTTATTGGAATTCATGTCATAATGTTTATTGGAATTCATGTCATAATGTTTATTGGAATTCATGTCATAATGTTTATTAAAAATTATATCTTTTTTTGAGTTTATATCATCTTTTTTATTGGAAATCATGTCATCTTGATTTAGAAATGTACTATATTTATTTGAAATTATATTAGTTTTATTCGGAATTATTGTACGACCAGCCTTTTTATAAGGTTTCATAAATTTTATGTTATATTAATAAAAGAAAATATATCATAAAAGTAATGGATGAACAAAGCAAACCTGTTTTAATTCCCGTTCGATTTATTACCGATGACTCATTTCCCACTGTTTCACCTAAAACTCCTACTTTTAATCCTAGTTTTAGTTCAAGTTTCAACCCTAGTTTTTCACAATCTAATATTCCAATTATGAAACCTTTTTCCATACCTGTTCATAATAGTTCTCATGTCACATCCTTTATTAGCATAGTTCCTTCTACGGATAATACTTTTTTTATCCTTTTTGTATCTTTTGGTAGTTTATGCCTTTTTATAACATTATTATGGTTAGCTCATTGTACATTTCTTGTTTATACACAACCACAAAAAAAACTTTTTGTCATTTTTTTATTTCAAAAACCACCAAATAAAACATTTAATATATAATTATAAAGTAATATAATGAAAAATCTTTTTAATACAAAAAAGAAACAAACAAACAACACATCAGAAGAAAAAAATACTACAAATACATCAGATACTACAAATATACAAAACCCTATTAATACCGATAACAAAAATCCTCAAAATACATCTTCTGTTAAAGATATGTCTGAACAAGTTGTTCAAGGAATACCTGTTGCTCAAGGAATACCTGTTGCTCAAGGAATACCTGTTGCGCCAGATATTAATAAAATTTTTACAAAACAAAACCAAGAAAACAAAGATATACCAAACATAGAAAAAATAAATAATATTCAAGATAAAACTTTACAAAAAATCGAAGAAAATCTGAAAAATTTAAATTATGAAAAAATGCAAGAAGTATTAAATGGAGTTATTGAAAACAATAAAGAAAAAATCAGTGAAATCATTCAAAGAACATTAATTGAAAGTATCGAAAAAAATATTTCTGAATTTTTTTTCTTTAATAAACCGCAAGAATTAATGGAAAGTTTTTGGATTTTTTTTAAAAATAATGAATGTGTAAAACAGTTTTTGAAAGAATGGATTAATTGGCACAATAGCAAAACAGATCAAAATCTAAAACTGTTTCCAAGTTTAATTGAATATTTAAAAACAAAAAAAATAGATGTAAATTCTTGCGAACAAAAAACCGGTGGAATGAATGAACTAAAAACAACTGGATATTTATTGTCAAAAGTATATAAACAATTAAGTACAATAATCAATTCTGGTAAAATAATAAAAACTAACCTTGAATCGAAAATAAAAGAAATACTTGAAGGACCTTTTTTTAAGAATAAAGAAGGAGTTATGGATAACTTTAAAAATATTACAAAAGAACTAATTTCAAGAAATTTGTATTCTATATTTGAAAAAAATAATGGTATTTTATTATTATTTAAAACTTTTATTTTTCATTTAGAGTCTTACACAGAAAAAGGTTTAAAAAGTGAAGTAATTACTTTTTTGAATAAAATTAAAGAAGGGGATAAAGAAGGAAATTTTAAGGGTGGAAAAACCATGAGAAAGAAACAAAAGAACAAAAAAAAGAGTTTGAAAAAAAAAGAGTTTGAAAAAAAAAAGAGTTTGAAAAAAAAGAGTTTGAAAAAAAAAAGAGTTTGAAACAGTTTATTAGTAAAAAAAAGAAATACAAAAATATTGCAAATCTTTATACTAAAAAAGTAAAAGTATTATATAAATGACTCAATATAAATTGGTTTTGTTATTAATGATTTCTTTGATTTTTGTATGGTTTTGTTTTTTGTTTCCTGTCAAACCAACCACTTTTTCAGAACCATTTTCAATGTCTTCTGGTTTAAATAGTATTTTACCGGATCGTCAAAAAATGCCATTGAATCAATACATGATTATGGCTTCTTGTGATTCTGCATATGATGGTACTAATATTTCAACAGATCAATTAATATCTGTTATTTCTACAGGATGTCGTTTTTTAGATTTTCAAATTTTTTACGATGAATTGATTGGTCCATATGTAGGATATTCTACTGATCCAACTTTTGAAAAGGTTCAAGGTGTTCAAACTGTTTTGACTTTTAAAAAGTTATTGACAACTATTTCAACCAATTGTTTTGGTGGTTTAGTCATTAATAGCAAAGACCCAGTTTTTCTTCATTTTCGTATTAAAAGTAACAGCAATGATGTTTATACAAAAATGGCTACACTAATTCAAAATAGTATTACTTCTCGATTGTATTTGAATTCATTCGGTAAAGCCATTTTAGTCGATAAAAATACTATTATGAAAGATATCATGGGTAAAATCATTATTGTAATAGATCGAACTATTCATCCAGATTACAATGTTAATCAATGCCCTTCTTTGCAATCATATGAGGATACAAGTTCGTGTATTGACATAAGTCGATTTGTAAATATAGAAACTGGTGGAACCAATTGGCGAAGTCTTGCTTATAATCCACCATCTTCAGTAAATTGTTTAACAAAAGGAGGAACTTTATCCCCTATTGTAGATGATACTACTAAAAGTCTTGGAATTGTCATGGCGAATAATTCGAGTGTAGAACTTTTTCTTATTTATCCACCATCTAATGGAAATTCTAACGCTGATCCTGTATCTGCTAGTACCTATATTTCTAATTTAGGCTGTCAAACCCTCTTGTATCGTTTTTATATTGAAGACAGTGGACTAACCTGGTACAAAGAACTTTTTCAAGTTTATAATACTGCTTTTATTCCTATGGGTTATGCTGTTAATGCTACTTCAACAGTAAATATTAATACTAGCGTTATTCTTTAGAAAAAAATATAATTTGTAAGGTAAAGTTAACAGTATAATTTAAAACAAATATAAAAATAATTCAGTTAATTTTTCTTTTTTGTGGAAAAAGTTTGTTTGGTCTTAATTTTTTTCTTTAGGAAGTGTATAAAAATAAAATGGGAGGAGCTTTGTTACAATTGGTTGCTTACGGCGCGCAGGATGTATTTTTGACAGGATCACCAGAGATCACTTATTGGAAAGTGTCGTATCGTCGATATACAAATTTTGCCATGGAAAGTATTGAGCAAACATTCAATGGACAAGCTGACTTTGGTCGTCGTGTTACCTGTACTATTAGTAGAAATGGTGATTTATGTTATAAAACTTACCTGCAATTGACTTTACCTGAAATCAATCAATCCATGATTAGTGGATCTTCTAATCCAAATGATGGTGTGTATGCTCGTTGGTTAGATTTTATTGGTGAACAAATTATTGCTCAAATAGAGATTGAGATTGGTGGTCAACGCATTGATCGTCATTACGGTGATTGGATGCATATTTGGAATCAATTAACCATGACTTCAGAACAACAAAGGGGGTATTGGAAATTAATTGGAAATACTACTCAATTGACATATATTACAGACCCAACTTTTGCGTCTGTATCTGGACCTTGTGCTTCTGCAAGTGGACCTGCACAGGTATGTGCTCCTCGTAATGCTCTTCCTGAAACTACATTGTATATTCCTCTATTATTTTGGTTTTCTCGCAATCCTGGTTTGGCTTTACCTTTGATTGCTCTTCCATACCATGAAGTTAAAATTAATATTGATTTCCGTCCTATTGGTGAGTGCTTATGGGCAGTCAAAACACTTAATGGTAACTTAAATTCAATCAATGGACAAACCGTTTCTGTTACAAATGCTTACCAGCAATCCTTGGTTGCCGCATCTTTGTACATTGACTATATTTTCTTGGACACTGATGAACGACGCAAAATGGCCCAAAACCCTCATGAATATTTGATTGAACAATTACAATTTGCAGGAGATGAATCCGTTGGAAGTTCTTCCAACAAAATCAAGTTGAATTTCAATCACCCTGTAAAGGAACTTATTTGGGTTGTGCAACCAGACGCCAATGTCGATTATTGTTCTTCTCTAAGTGCTGGCACAATCTTGTTTAATACATTGGGAGCCCAACCATTCAATTACACAGATGCCATCGATGCTTTACCAAACGCTATTCATGCATTTGGAGGACCAGCAGAAACAGCTGGTTTACCTGGTTATACAACTGGATTTATTAACAGTTCAGGACTTTTCCAAATGCCAGGTGCAGCAGACGGAAGTACAAACATTGGTACAGGTGCAGAATGGGGAGGTGCAGCAAGTGCTTATTCACCTTTTCAAAATTCTTCTGGTCAAGGACCTGCATCTGGTTCTTATGTATCTGATGCTGGCACATTTGTCCTGTCTGAAACCGCTCTTGATATGCACTGCTGGGGTGAAAATCCTGTAGTTACCGCCAAACTTCAATTAAACGGACAAGATCGTTTCACAGAGCGAGAAGGTTCCTATTTCGATGTGTTGCAACCTTTTCAACATCACACCAGACACCCAGATACCGGTATCAATGTATACAGTTTTGCCTTAAAACCAGAGGAATGGCAACCATCCGGAAGTTGCAACTTTTCACGAATTGATAACGCAACCCTTCAATTGGTTCTTTCAGCCAACACAGTCATGGGTGTCAATACCGCCAAAGTACGCGTCTACGCACAAAATTATAATATCCTAAGGGTCATGAGTGGAATGGCCGGAATTGCCTACAGCTCGTGATGTATGGGATGGCTGGAATCGCTTACTTTTATCTTTATATTTTTACAAAAATCTTACAAAAAATAAAAACATTATTTTAGGTTAGTTATAGTATAATAAATCATACAAAAAGAGTTATTATACAAAATTGAATTATTTCTGACTTATTTTTTTAGCATGATAAACTATTTGTAAGAAACCATGTCAGAAACCGTTAATGAAACAAACATTAAAAAGTGTACCAATCACATTCGTGGTTGCCGAGTCATATTGGCTGAAGATTATCAGAGAAAAAAATGCGAAGAATGTCTCCGAAAAGAGCGCGAAAGAGAAAAGAAAAGGCGGGATGCAGCAAAAGTATTGACCCCTTTACAAGAAAATTATAAAATTTGTTCTACTTGTTGTCAAGAATATCCTTTGGAGGATTTTCAAGGATCGCGTTCTACGGAATTGACAAAAACATGCAAAGCGTGTCGTGATGGCAACAAGAAACAAGATGAAAAAAGAGACAAGGAACACCGAAATGCGTTAGATCGCATCGCTAGCAAGAAACCAGAACGCGTAGCGAAAAAACAGGAATGGGCTGAAAACAATTACGAAAAAAAAGTTGAATATTGGCAAAAATGTAGACAAAGACAAATGTTGAATGATCATGATGCTTACTTGAAACGAAACGCTGAAAATCAGAAAAAATGGCGTGAAAACAATCCTGAAAGACATAAAGAAATTATGAAATCTGTTAGAACTTCTACTAATAATCTATATGTCACATACAAAAGAGAAGCTTTCGCTAGAAATTTAGCATTTGATTTATCTTTGGAACAATTTGAATCTTTTATTAAAGAACCATGTCATTATTGTGGTGAATTTACTTTTGATTGTAATATCAATGGAATCGACAGAATCGACTCAACGATACATTATACCTTGAATAACTGCGTGTCTTGTTGTAATATGTGCAACATGATGAAAAATACGCTCCATGAATCTACTTTCTTGGCTCGTGTAGAGCATATGTTAATGCATCTACAATTGATTACAGATGGACAAATGCACCCTGAAATATTCAGTAATTACGCTGGAAATTCTTTTTGTAACTACAAAAAGCGTGCAGAAAAAAAACAAATTGAATTCACCATTGACAATAATGATTTCCGATATTTTCGTGGAAGCAATTGTTATCTTTGCGGAAAACCTTCTGATGAAAATCACAACAATGGCATTGACCGTTTTGACAATGGGATGGGATATGTATATGAAAACTGCCGACCATGTTGTGCGGATTGCAATTTCATGAAAAAACATTATCCTTATGACGAATTTGTTCAAAAAATGCTGTTAATTTACAATTACCGAAAACATGACAATGCAGTTACGGTAAAAGCAAGTAAATATATGACACCTAGTGGCAAGAAGACCAACGATGAATTGCGTCAACATTCCATTCGAGAACGCGAAAGAAGAAAGGAAGAATTGCATAATCGATACACCGAAGATGAAATCAAAAGACGAGCCGCCCAAATAGCAGAAGAACGAAAAAACCAAAAATCTTTACCCACGGAGTGTATTGCTATCCTCGAAGAAGATTTTGATGAAGAGTTTTAGATTTATTTACTTTATTTCCTGTTAAAGTAAACGCGTGTTCTTACTTTTTTTTAGTTAGTTTAAATAATTTTAACATCACGAAATCATTCAAGAATTTTTCTAAACAGAAATAAAAAGATTTAGCATTACCAAGCGATATGAATGCAACCTTTAACCAAACAGAATCCACAGAGTTTCCTTTGAATGATTTTTGGACTCGTTGTAAACAAGCAATAGACGAAATGGAAGAAAAAATCGAGGGATTAGTGGAGCTAACGGTTGTTCCTTTTATTGTGAATGTAGTCTGTCAAATTTTATTATTAGTAATTGGCACCAAACCACCCAGTTCTTGTGAGCAAAAAATGAATCAATTGTCTAATTTATTAGAAATGAATACAAACTCATTGTGTAATGAAGCAAATGCCCTTGTAGATAC